CAAATTAAACAAATTAAAGAAATCTAAATCTAAAAAATCTAAATCTAAAAAATCTAAATCTAAGAAATCTAAATCTAAGAAATCTAATTTAGCATCTAAGAATTCTAATTTAGCATCTAATAATTCTAATTTAGATTTAATGAAAATTAAGGCTTACTGTATGAGATGTAAGGCAATGAACAATATGAAAAATGAAGGGCGAAGGAGAAATCTCAAGATGAATCAAATGGTTCAGGGATTATGTACTAAATGTGATGGTAATGTCGCAACGATTCTTAAAAAAAAAAAAAATAATTAATTAGTTATTTTATCTAAATTAAATATAAATAAGAATGATTGATAATATTCATCTTTATATTTTTGTAGGTATTCTTGGTTCTATTACTCCAATATTAGATAAACTCAATTTAGAAAATTTAGAATGGATTAATTATCTTTTTTATAGAGAAATTATATTTTTAGTAGGATTAAGTATTTTTTCATATTTATTTAGTAATAGTGATATATTATTAGAATTAAAAAAATTTAATAATCATAAAAAATTATTACTCTTAGGAGGTAGTATTGTAAGTTTTATTTATGTTTCCTTAATCTTTAAAACATTTGAGATAGAATTTAAGAAAAAAGAAGTAATTTCTAAAGTTGTAATCGTTATGATAATTACTACTATGTTATTTACCTTTTTAGTAGATAAAATATATTTTAATACACAATTTAATAATTATAACTATATAGGAATAATATTACTTATTTTAGGATTGATTCTACTAAAAGGTTTTTGATTTATTTAACATATTTTTCTCCAGCAGCGTGACGTAAAGTCTTTATATTTCTTTTTCCAATCAAAACCACTTGCTTTTTCGCTCATTATATACATATCACCATTACCTATCTCAAATTTAATCCTTTCTCTAATAGGTTTAGATTTATGATACCATTGCCAATGTATTGGTCTCCTATCACCCAAACTACAAGCTATTACTCTTTTCCTTTCACTATCACCGTGAAAACCTATTCCACACTTTTTATTATTATAATATAGATTTCCCCCCAACTTCCAAATTTTCTGCTTTCCCCCAAAAAAATATTTAGACAAAATAAAATTAATTAATTTATTTTTAATCCACAGACCAAAAGAAAACCAGATTTTTAATTTTCTATATTTATACTAATTATGTTTTTACTTGATATGAAAATAAGATATATACTTCTAATAACACTTATAATCCTTAATTTTATGGTTTCTTTAAAAAGTCCTCTATTACATTCAAGTTCTTTAAAATGTTTGGGTATAAAATGTAAAAATTTCCAATTTCTAATTAATTTACTCTCCTTCACATTCATTTCATCTATGATAGTATCTATGAGTATATTAAATAAATTTTTATTTATACCAACCTATTGGTTTATACCAATAATTATCTTGGGATATATTTTAATATATATAAATTGGAAACATTCCAAAATAGTAAAAATTATAAAAGGTAGATTAAATCCACCACCATTAAGTTTTCTAACAAAAAATAAAAGAATCAGTATGTCTATTTTAATACTGTTAATTTATTTAATACTATTTATTTTAAATTTTATTGCCCACAGAGTACCCATAAAAGGTGATACATTTTCAGATGTTGTTGTATTTAGCTCATTCGGTGGCTTTGTAGAACAAAGAACAGCTTGTTTAACTGGGTGGTTAAGTTTATTAGGATTAGTAACTTCTATTATAAATATTTATTTTAATATTGATTTTTACCCACAACTTTATGATTTACCTAACTCTTGGAGACTTTAGAAAAATATACTATACTATTACTTGATTGTGTATTAGGGAATTCATCCATCACTATAACATGATTTACTTTCATACTTTCAGTTTCATCAATATTCCTTCCCAAAGACTTTCTCCCACAAGCTATATAAACAATATCAGTTACTTGTGGATTATTAGTTATAAATTTCCAAAGTTTTGTATCCAAACCATTTCTTCCAGCAGTTACTAAAATTATAAATTGTTGATTCTTCCGACTTTCTAAATATTCCCGAATTTTTATTAAATATTCTTCTTTCTCTGCCAATGTTAATATTAAATTTTGTTTCGGCTTACAATCACCATAAACTAAAGGACAATGCGTTATACCAAATATTTCTTTAAAATATAAATGATAATATTCTATTGGAAAATTTATATCTCTGCCAAAACATATTAAATTTTTATCCTTTTTTATATTAGTTATTATTTGAAATACTCTATTATATAAATATTTAGATATTTGATAATTTATTCTACAAAAACTATTAGGTGATAATTCTATTATATTACCATCCATCTCCTCCAATATTTTCTCACTACCATAAAAATGATAATATCTATCCAATTTTGATGGTTTTGGTTTATTTGGATATTTTATTTGATAATATCCAGATACTATATTTATTTTTAATTTTTCTTTTAGGCCGTGGATTAAATCTTTCAAATATTCCACGGCCAAAGGAATTGAAAAGTTTAATTGATATTCGTTTTTATAATTATGTTTTATTACTATAGATATTATGGGGGTTAGTGGTTTTAATTCTTTTAAATAATTTATAATTTCTATATGTTTCAATGATAACACCCTTAAAGAATATAGAGAAATAGGTTGTAGAATATCTTGAACTGACTTATTTCTATAATTAATGGTATTAATTTTATTAGTAGGTATTGTTTCAACTATCCCAATGTAATCTTTTGGTAGAAGTAATTTAGTTAAAATAACCTTTTGGTCAAAGTTCATTTAAAATAATAATAATTTACTTTAAAATAATAATAATTTACTTTAAAATAATAATAATTTACTTTAAAATAATAATTTTCTTAATATATAATATAAAATGAAATTAGATATATTAGTTAACCCATTAGCAAGTCAGGTATTATCCCATTTTAAAAATAATAACAATAGCCATAATAACAATAGCCATAATAACAATAGCCATAATAACAATAGCCATATGGTATTTATCACAATTTTACTTATAATTATTTTTCAAATGTTACCTATTATGCTTATCGCTGTGAATTGTAACCCAAACAATCCTATCATGTATGGTATTATAGCTTTCCTTATTCCTAATATTTATCTTTTTCAACATTCTTTTAGAAAATATCTTATGAGAGAAAAGGGATATTGTAACAACAAATAATTAAATTACCCAATTCTTTTACATCAATAGATTTACTCATATAAATTTTAGTAATACGATTATCTTTTGAATTACTAAATTCTATATTTTTACTAATTTTAGTTATAATTTCATCTTGTTTTATATGATTAATTGGAAAAGTTAGATGCTCTCTTTGTTTTACTCTATCTAAAAGAAGTTGTTTAGGGAATTGAAAATTAATTTCTATAATTTTTTCTGGATTTAATTTTTTATATAATCTCTCTCTACCCAATATTTTAGCATTAGAACTATCAAAATATACATAATAAGTATTTTTATAATTCTTTTGGTTTATAGAAATTATTTCTTCAATAAATTTTTCCAATTGATCAAAAAGAAGTCTTCTAGTTATTTTTAATGAATTATTTTTTCGTAATAATGAAAATTCATAATCTCTTTCAGTACTATAAAAATTGGGAAGTCTAGTTTTGAGATATTCTTTTAAAGTTGTTTTACCAGATCCAGGCGCTCCTATAGGAAATATAGCAATAATCATTAGTCTATATCTTCCACTGAATATTGTTTATTATTTTTAAATTTATTATTATTTTTAATGTTAAATTTATTATTTTGTATTAAAAAAATCATATAATTTAACATAATATTTAGAAAAGATAATATTAATATAATCGCCCGTTTTTTCCTATTTTTATGATATAACATGTTTTCTTTTTCCATTATTTCCCATTCATTATAAATTTTATCAAGTTCTAAATCATCTTTATCTAAATCATCTTTATCTAAATCATCTTTATCTAAATCATCTTTATATAATTCATTTAAATACATATTTACATTTTGCTTTTTATTATTTTTTTTTTTATTAAACTATTATAAATGGATGAAATTACTCAAAAAAATATTGTTTTAGTTTGTACTTGTCTGATAGTTATTAGTTTTCATTTAGCTTATAAATTTAAAAATAATATTAAGTTTTGTAATATTTTATTAGGTATAGGATTTTTTATTTCATTAATTATTACCAAAGTTCTTCATAGTTGGGAAAAAGAAAATAAAGTAGACTACAACTTACTTTTATTTTTATATATATTAGTTGATATTATACTATTTTTATTTGTAATTTATAGATGGTGTGATATTAAAAGAAAAATGACAGGTGGAGGCGATAAATTAAATTTAATTGATGAATTTAGAAAACAAGATTTTATGATTAATGGTATAGCTGAAAGTCCAATGATTGGAATAATTGGGGACAAAATTAAAAATAAAATTACTGACTATATTATTGGAATTATAAGTAAATTTAATATTTAAATGTTTCCTAATATTATTTTTTTATGAATTAATAGTAAATGAAAATAACTTTTATAACAGGATTAGTAATAATTTTACTTTTAATACTTATTAAATGGAATTCGAATAATTTAAATTTTATGACTGGAAAAATAATTACCGAAACTTTCAACAATGTTCCTAAAAACTTTTTATGTAAAAAAAATGAATTAGCTTGTATTTTATCATATCAAAATTACAACCAATCTTGTAAGGATTCTTTTGGCATATGGAACAAATTTCAAAAGTTAAATCATAATAAAAAAATAAAAGGAAAAACACTAAAAATTTTAGCCATAGATTCAACCAAAAATCCAACTTTAAATATATCAGGAAAAATAGATGGGCCAAGTGTCAGTTTAGTAGGTAGATATAATATTACTAATTATGATGGTAGAATGAATTTGAATAATTTACAAGATTTTTTGAACAAAAATATCTAAAAAATTAAATTAATATTTTTCTTTCAATTAGTCTTAAATTATTTATTTTTTTTTATTTTTCTCTTTTTTTTACAAATTATTTATATTTTTAAAATAAATTTAATTAATATATAATGTCGGTTCTATTACCATATGCTTTAACTAGTGCCTTTTCTGTTTATCTTGGTTATAAAACCTACTCTTCCTATTATTCTAATATAGAATTTGAAGAATTAGAAATAGAAGAAATAGAAGAAATAGAAGAAATAGAAGAAATAAATGAAATAGAGGAAATAAAGGAAATAAAGGAAATAGAAGAAATAAATGAAATAAAGGAAATAGAGGAAATAGAAGAAATAGAGGAAATAGAAGAAATAGAGGAAATAGAAAATGAAGCAGTAAAAGATTCACCTAATATTGTATGTTTAGATAAATGTATTTTAATTAAAAAACCTATTATCAATGTAAAAAATAAAAATAAAAATAAAAATAAAAATAAAAATAAAAATAAAAATAAAAATAAAAATAAAAATAAAAATAAAAA